CATAACCCGGCGATGCGCCGTTGATCTGCGACATAAGCCCTGCCATCAGCGGATTGTTCATGTGGCGTTGCTGCGCCATGATCTGGGACAGCATCTGCCGCATCATGTTCTGATCCATCGGTGGCCCGCTTTGTCCCTGCTGGGGCGGCGGGGCTGCGGCCTGTTGAACAGGCATCGCGGGCATTTCCGTCGCCATCGCGTTCGGGTCGCTTGGCAGGAACGACTGATACGGCGGTTGCTGGGGCGAGGTCTGCCCGTAAGGGACGACGCCGCCCTGCGGTTGGGGTTGGTTGGGAGGGGTCGAGCTTCCGCCACCGGATTTCATGATGTTCTCCTATTTCCCGAAGCCGCCGCCCGCCCAACCGCCGAGAAGGTTGGAGCCAAGGCCGAAGAGCCCTGAATTGAAGGCGTTCGCGTTGTTGGCTTGCTGCGTGTACTGGTTCTGCACCGCGCCCATGATGTTCGGGGCTGAAATTCCCTGTCCCTGATAGGCGTTGAACTGCGGCATGGTGACAGCGGAGCCCCCGAGCAGGGCATTCAGTTCGTTCAGCGGCTGATTCCTGAGAGCGAAGCCTTCCTGCGCCTGCATCCCGCGCAGGGCGTTCGTTCTATCGGCTTCCTGCCCGCCCATCGTGAAGCGTTGCAGCGCGGCTTGGTTGTAAGCGTCCTGCGCGGAACGGCTTTCCTGCCCGGAGCCCAGATAAGCCTGCCGCGTGGCTTCTCCGAAGGCGTCGGCCTGTTGCTGACCGGCCCGGTAATCCTGTTCGGAGCCCACGTTCATCCCACGCGCCGCGCGCTGGGCCTGTTCCGCCTGATTTCGTGGGTCGGCTTGTCGACTGTAGGATGCCATCATGGCGTCTTCGATGGCTTTCCTGTCGGTCGGGCCTTGATCCTGACGAATTTCCCCGGCCTTCGGGCCTTGGTTCCACGCCGCCCAAGACGACGTATCCATCGGTTTGCCCAACTGGTCCCGGAGCCCCGCGCTCTGGCGCAGGGCGGTCTGGCCCATGTTGTACTGGGTGCCGGTCTGGAGCCCCTGTAAGCGCTGTTGGTCTGGAGACAATTGCTGCTGCATGTTGTAACGCGGCACCGACATCATCCGGCCTTGGGCGTCGGGCACCTGTTCCCAGCCCGCGATGGAATAAGTCTGCGATCCATACGGGGTGTACGTGTTCGGGTTATTCATGATCGAAGACGCGCCAGCGGCCCCGACTTCGGCGTTCTGTTGGGCTCCAGCGGTGGCGTAAGGATCAGGCGGCTTCGGCGATTTCATGGAAAGTCTCCTTCGGGGCCCTGATCCACCGGCACTCGTTCTTCAGCATCCCGAAGACAAGGGCGTCCCATTTTCCCTCGATGCCCAACCGGCAGAAACCCTCATAACGAAAGCCCAGACGGCGTATCCCGCGTATCGACTTCTCGTTTTCCGGGCGGCACATTGCCGTAACCCTCATGGCACGGGAAAAGAAGGTCGAGAAGATCGCGTGCAGGAGCCTTCTCGTCATGAACTTCGGGTTGTCGATTGCCGTCGTCATGTGGACTTCGAACCACGTCGTGAACTCTCCCAGAAGAACCCCAAGAACAATCCCTTCGTCCCGGGCGGTTGCGCAGGCCCATTGCGGGCCGTGAAAATCGAAGACCGAATAGTCTATCCCGGTCCTCTCCGAGAGAAACTTCACGGCATCCGGCTGCAAGGGCTCGAAGGTGATCCGGGTCATCCGAAGACGCTCCCGTTCTCGAAAATGATGTCGAAGCCCGCCACCGAAAACTCGCAGTTCAGGACATCCGCCATGAGCCTTGGCCCACCCACGCGGCCTATGGCGGCAACGCCCTGCCAATTGTTCCACAGAAGCGTGTTACCGGCCCACGCATCCGTGTTCCACGCCGCCAAGTCCCACGTCGCGCCGATGTCCGGGTTGCTGGTGGTGTCGGGCTGGTTGACGGGAGGGCTGGTGTCGTAATCGACGCGGAAATCCACGAAGGGCCTCGGCGTGCCGTCCGAGATGATGTACGGCAAGACCATCTTGAACTGCTTTATGGCGACGGAACCGTAATTCGACCACGCCATCTGCAAGTCGACGCGGATCGGATTGCCGTTGTCGTTCAGGTAGCTGGGATGGATTTCGTAGACCTTGCCATCGTCGGAACCGAAAAACATCCGGGCGTTGATCCACAGCCAGCACCGGGACGGGAGCTTCGACCATGTCGCCCATACCGGATTCGGCATGAACCTGATGACTTGCTGGTAGGAGTTGGGGCTCCCCAGCGGCATGTTGCAGATCAGTCTTCCCGAAGACGGGTTATGGATCACCTGCCAGCCGGGGCTCGAACGGTACTTGAGCGTGGTGGAGAAGAATTGTGAGAAGATGTTGCGGTCGGACTGGCCCAGTTGTTCCGTCTCGGACTTGACCAAGGTCGACATCGGTACGAGCCCTGTCGAGATCAGCACGTAAAGATCGCCGCCATAGTTGACGAGCGCGTTCCTGCTCATCGGACTGTCGAACCTGAAGACGCCGACAAGGGACATGTCGGCGTCCGGGTCGACGCCGGAATAGATCACGACTTCTCCGTTGGTCGAGAAGATCGCCAGCATGTCGTCCATGCCGGTGCCGCCGTCCACGGTCCAAGTGCCCAGAGCCCTGATGGAGCCCCCGCGCTTGAACACGGCGTTCAGGGGAAGCTCCTTGAGGGTTCCTGACTTCTGCTGAAGCGGCAGGTAGTACACGCTCAGATTGGAGCTATCCGCGAACCACAGCCGGTTCATGTGGGACAGGACGATCTGAAAGCTGTTCGGGACGATGTAGGTGGCCCCGGCGGGAGCCGTGATGTTTTCCTTGATGACGCCCGTATCGGGGGGATCGACCGTGATGCCCGTGGTCAGGTCGGCAGCGCCCGTGGAGCAATCCACCCCGACAAGGGTAAACGTGTTGGCGGGCGTGCCGACGCTGGTGATGAAGTGCGCCCCGTTGGCGTTGGTCATGCCGGTGCCCACCGCGCCCGCCACGACAACTTCCATGCCGTTGGCGAACTTGGAGATGTCGCCGGAAGCAACAGTGATGGTGGCGGGATTGGTCTTGGTCAGCTTGGTGACGGCGACGGTGGCGGTGACGGTGCTGGTGTTCGCGCCGTTCCAACTCCAGACGCCATCCGTCCCGTTGACCATGACGGTGTATTCGTCGGCGGCGAGGTTGCTGAAAGAAGTCCAGTGCCAGTCATCGCTGGTGAAGCCCGCCTTGAGGACGGAACTGTCGGTGAACACCAGTTTATGGTCGATGGCCGAGACGAATTTGTTCGGCACGCCGTAATGTGGGATCAGCGTGACCACGGCCTTGGTGGTGTCGCTGTAGGTCCATTGCAGCTTGGTCCCGGCGCGACACTTGATGCGGTTCTCTTCCACGACCCAGTTGTCGAGCAGCGGTGCCGTCAGCGGGTCGCCCGCGATCAGCTTGGACGATAGCGAGAGACCTTTCAGGGGTGCCGACAGGTGCTTGACGCTTGCCGCGCCTTTCTTCACCACGGTCGGCTTGGGGTTCATGTATCGGGACGGCAGCATCCTCATATCTGGCGGCTTTCCTCCAGATCGAGATCGAGGACCCGGGCGTTCATGGCTCCCGCAAGCTTGTTCATGCGGACGGTGAAATCGCGAAGCTCTTCACCGAATTCGAGCCCCTTGGACTTCAGGAACCTGAATTTGAGCCCGTTGACGGCCAGTCGGCTGTCAAACAAAACAAGATCGCTGTCCGTGGTGATCTTCTCCTTGAGGGTGATCCCGTCTTGATCCGCGAGCCAGAAGCCTTCGTTCAGGGCTTCCTGATAGGGCTCGTCAACCATGATTTCGTCGGCTACCGAATAGAGAAGGCTCCGCAACTGGATAATATCCTGATCGCTTGTCGAGACCACCGACGCCGCCGGAGCTTGGGCAATGCCGATCTCCATCGCCGCCTGCGAAATGACCTCAAGGACGTTCTTCAGCCGCGCCATCAGCCATTGCCCCTTCGTTGCAGGGCCTCGATCAGCGTTTTCTGGGTCGCGATGGTGACAAGGGCGTCCTGCATCTGCTCTTCCATCGCGGTGATGCGACCGTCGCGCTCCCTCAGAAT